TTACTTCTACTAATCCTTTTTTAATATCCGCATATCCTGTGCCTGACTGTCTTATATTTTCTTTGTTAAGTTGATAATTGAATTGATAAAAAATATCTTCAAATAAATCTAACTGAGCTTGTTGAGCATATAAATTAAAATCAGCAGGAGATAAATACCCGTAATTATTTTTATTTAAAATAGCAAGAACAGCTTCATAAACTTGTTGTATCATCTGTATTCTTTTCTACAAAGATAAGCAAAAAAAAAAGAGGTTAATTTTTTTAACCCCTTTCTAATTTCTTATTTTTCTAAACGTTTTTCTAGCAATTTTAATGCTTCTACGCCTTCATCTGATTGAAGATAAGAAGATACAATATATAATGGGTCTTCACCATATGGTATTGTAACCATTCGTTTTTTATTAGATGACGTATTAAAATGCACATCTCTTTTGTTGTTTTTGTAAATCAATAATTTATTATCAAAAAACATTTGAACTTTAGACTGTAATTTTAACATAGGGTCATTAACTATATTAATTAAATCTGCATGATTATTTCTTGCAAAAACTAACATATCTCTTTTTAATTCTGCTGTAGTCATTTTATTAACATCTCCAAACAATACTCTACCAATCATTTCTAATTGAGAAATTGTCATTTGTCTAGCTAAAATTAAAGCATCTACCTCTGCATACATTATTTCAACATCGTCAGCTGCTTCTTTTCCTTTATTAACTTCTTCAAACAAACCTCCATTTTGAGGATGTAAAGATAAAAACTTTTGTAACACTTGATTTTCTTTAACTACACTTAACATACCATCTTCAAAGATTATAGGTTCAAGTATAACGTTACCATCTTGTTCGTCTACGAAAGGAGACTTTTGGTTTTTTGCATAACGTAAAGGTTTATTAAGACCTTCGTTATTATCAAAATGCATTAAGGGAAATCTTTTACTATGTTGAGAAGCTAACATAAAAGCTAAAGGAGCTTTATCTCCTTTTAGTCTGTAGACTTTGTCTACGAATTCTATTTTTGTTTTCATTTTATTATAATTTAATTTGATTAAAAAAAAAGGGAGGAGGTTAATCCTCCCTCTTAATATATACTCTTATTATGATTTAAATAAGAAGAAGTTGTTAGCTCCTAGAGTACAAACACATCTTTCAGATAGGAAGTTAACTTCCATTGCATCTAAATCTTTGTTGCTTGCTCCACCTGCAGAACCTGTAATCCAAGACTTATAACGTCTGTCTTCAGCTTCTGATGCTCTATATCTAACATGTAAGAAAGGTCTCTTAGCGTTTTTACCAAGTATTTGGTCATAAACAGTAGTTGAGCCTGCAGGAACTAAAAGTCCGTTGATTGCTCCACCAATTAATCCACCTCTCATTGTTGGGTCATTTAAGTATTTCCACTCAGACTTGTAGAAGTCGTAACCTCTTCTGAATCCTGTGAAACCTAAATTTAACGCCATCTCCTCATCGTTATCAAATAGTCCATAAGATGAACCACCTGCTCCATAAGAATTTTGAGCTGCTAACATATCATCAATATCAAAAGAGAAGTTTCTGTTTACGAAAATTACATTTTCTTCAATAGAACCTTGCTTATCTAATCTTGAGATAATGCTATCAAACCCTGCTAAATCAGTAGGATTACCTGCACCCCAAACATTTCCTCTAGCTTCTACTACATAGAATACACCTTCAGAACCTTTGTTACCTGCATCTGCATAAACTGCTTGAGTAGCAAAACCTGAACCTGCTTCTGCCGGTACAGCTTCTACCATAGCTGTTTCTAAGTAATCATCGAAACGTAATCTAGTTTCGTGCTCTGATTTAAGATACCATAAATATCCATTCGCTCCATCTTCAGTTTGAATTTCAATCCATCCAATTTGTGCCATATCAGAACCTGATACTTGGTACTTATCTTTTAAGATAATTGGAGAGTTTTCGAAAATGAAATCGTTAGAAGTTAATCCACCTTCCATTCCATTAACTCCTTTTTTGAATTCAGAACCATAAATAAATACAGATACTGTTCCTGCGTAAGCTGCTAATCCTGCTGCTTCGTAGAAACTAACAGTAAATGTAGTAGCTGTTACAGCTGTTACGATACCTTTATTATTTAATGCAGAACCTACTGTATCATCAGAGACCATTACTGTTTGACCTTTTCTGATACCGATTTGTCCTGCTGCACCTGCGGGTGCTACTGAACCTGATGGTTGTCTTGCGGGGTCGATTTGAGCTGCGGGAACTGTAAACACTTCCGAAGCTGCACCTGCACCTGCACCACCTAATACACAATTTACATATTTAATATGTAACCTTCCTTGCTCTGCCCATTTGATAAGGTCTGAGTTAGAAGGCATTTCAGCACCAACCATTCTTAGGAATGATGATACTGTTCTATTACCATATCTTTCAAACTCTTTTTCATAAGTATCCGGTAGATACTGATTCAAAAAGTTAAATTGAGTATTGGTAATATAATTTGACGACAACGCTACTTGCTGAGCACTTGGCTGCAATTGAAACGTTGGAGCTGCTAATACTGCCATAATTTTAATTTTTTTTTGTTAGACTATTATTTTCTTTTCGCACTTTTAATCTTCAAACCTCGACCTGAATCGGTGTTTAAAGCTCTTACTCTCATTCCTCCTTGAGTAGTTCCTACTTCGGGTGTGTTTCTGACTCTCATATTTATATTTTTAGTTTTACGAACTACGTCAGTAACACCATCCGATTGACCTTGTTCATAAAAGAACTTGGCAAACTTTTCAGGATTCATGGCAAGTGATAAAGCTCTGTGGTATCCGTATGCGTCATCAATTTGACCTGAACTATCCATGAATTTATTTATAAAATTCAAAACATTAGATTGTTTAGACATTAACTCTGATGCATCTCCCGGACTATAAGTGACATCTTTATCACCTAATTTAAACTCAAAACCTTTGAACTCATTTGAAAAAACTTCTTTGGTTTTTTGTTCAAATACCTCAGAATTTTTTCTAGCCGTTTCCTCTTTGCTTTTTGCACTCTTTGCAAATTGTTTATACTGTTCAAGTTCTTCACTATTTTCAGAACCAACAACCGGTCTTGACTCAAGGGGTTGTTTATATTGTTCTTTCTGTTCGTTAAAATACTTTCTAGCTTTAACAACTGCTCTTTTTTTTTCTAGCTTTTTTTTATTTATCACTTGAGAATCATCTACATCTTCATCAAATCTGTAGTCATCTAATAATGCATCTACATCTTCTGAGTCAATAGCTTCGTCAGTTTCTAAAAAATATTCAGCTAACAAATTATCAGGTTGCATGTCATCAAAATCTCTGTTTAATTTAACATAGTCATTGATTCCTCTACCTGTTTCTTTTTTATATTTTAAAAAGGAAGATACATCTTCCGGCAAATCCGGCTGTTCTTCTCTTTCTTTTAATAAGTCTTCAAATGAATCGATAGACTTATTGTATCTTTTTTCTAAATAATCTTTTACTGAACTATCTGTCAGCTCAACATTATTTTCTTTTTTTTCTTCAACTTCTTGTGATTTTACACTTTCAGTTTTAGGTTGTTGTTGTAGAGCACTCTTATCCAAAAGCTCTTGCTCAATTTCAGCTCTTCCCTTTTCAGGTGCAGAAACTTCTCTTACTTTAATGTTTTCTAAATTCATTTGATTTAATTTTAATTTATTACAAAGTTACACATTTACTTTCACTTTTTTTAATCTATTATCTAGGGTCAAATTCAGCTAAATTAAAACCATCTAAACTATCCTCGTTAGATTCAAATGATTGCGGAGGTAGATTATTTTTCTTTTGATTTATTAAATTTGACTGTTGAGTATTTTGTTGACTAATCCTTGATGCTTTTGCTGATTCTCTTTCTTTTTCTCTACTGCCTAAAGCTTCAGATTCTTGACCTTTTATTTGCATATTATACTGAAACTCTTTATCCATTAATTGAGCTTTTAACTCAGCTTCTATTTTCATTTTGTCAATTTCAAAAGCAATGTCAGCTTGACGATATTGCATTTTAGCTTGAGATTCAGCTTGTATTTTTTGCATAGATATTGCGGCTGCCATCTCTTGAGATTTCATATTAACATTAGCTTGCATTTGCATTTTCATTGCTTCTTTCTTTTGGTCTTCTTCAGCTTTTTGTCTACGCTTTAATTTTAACAATTGATTAGCTAATTTAATATTTCTTAACTCTCTAATATCAATAGCATCTTCAAGATTAATATCTGACTTAGATAAAGCCATTTGTATGTTTTGTTCTAACATAGCTTTTTGTTCTTCATCAGGAGAAACTTCAATAAAAATTCCAAAGTCATAAATATATAAATCAGATATTTCTTTTAATATAGAAGTATTGTATTTACCTATTTGATTTATAAGCTCTTCTTTAAAATCTGAATATTCTAAAACATCAGCAACTCTATAAGATAATGCTTCAGCTAAAGATCTATAAACATATAATGCACCTTCTAAAATGTGTCTAGTTGCTACATTAGAATTTAATGCTGCTAATTTTTGTACACCAACCAATGCGTCAGGACTTGGAGTAGAACCATCTCTAGCTTCATTTAATCCCGTTACAGTTCTAATCATATCCATATAATGATTATAATTAGTAATTAACATTTGAGTTTTACTAGCTCCACTATTAGAAGTTAGTTGTTGAATAGGAACTCTAGCATTATTAAACTCACCATCTTGAGTATAACTTCTTCCTACTACACTACCTGTTTGGAAGTATAGTCTTAAAGCATCTTCAGGATTGTATGCATTTCCTGTGCCTAAATCAACTTCACTTAATCCATCAGCGTCTATAAAAACACCATCAGGAACTACTCTTGCAATTACTTGTTGTAATTTTAAATGTGTAATTTGAATTAAATCTGCAAAGGGAATCATTCTTCTAGTTAATGATTCTATGTTTCCTTTATACATTCTAGGTGCTACTGCTACATAATTAGAAATAGCATGCTGAGATGCAGACTTTGGTCTAACCATATTTTCAGCTAACTTCCATTTTAATATAAAGTTTGTTCCCATAACCATAACTCCTTCATACCAAACATCAATTCTTTTACTTACTTTTTCAAAGTTTCCTTCTTCCATTACATCAGCAGGAGGATTAAATTGGTCATCTTTTTCTATTACTCTTGAACCGCCGCCTTCTAATATTTTTTTCTTGTATACATATTCTTTAGTGGTTTTATAATTAAAATACATTAAAGTTGCTGTATCTCTATAAAATATACTGTTTTGATAATACTGTGCTGTATTAAAATAATCATACCAAGATTGCCCGTATTTACTTATTTCTTCTAAATCTTCATTAGTTAAACTAGGGTCAATTTTAATTAATTCTGTAATAGCTACAGTTTTAATTTCTCCCCAATAAAAACAATCTTTAAAATGTTTGTCTTCAGTATAACTATAAACTAAATTTGCAGGGTCTACATAAGAAACCTCTACGCCTGAACCTTCTAAAAATTCATGTTTAGCACACCCAATACCAATAGTTGTAATATCATAATCAATTCTTTTACGAGTATCTTGATAATGGTTTTCTGCAAATAAAGTATTAATAGCGTCTTCTTCAGCAATTTCTACTGCAGGCTTATAATTTAAATTCATGTATAATGAAAGTTCTTCATCATTTTCAGGAAGACTATCAGCTTCAGTAATAAAAGGGTCAACACCAAAGTCTTTTTGTATATCCAATAGGATATCTTTACCTGCCATTTGTCCTTGAATTACATCTTGATATTTACTTCTATTTTGTTGTGACAATGCGTCTTGAGCATAAGCTTCAACTTTAAAAAGTCTATCTGACATACCATTAACTACAATGTCTACAAATTTTGGAATAATAGGAACTATAGACCAATCTAAATTTAAATAACTTAAATCACCATCTACAGCTAATTCATTTTTATACTTACCAATGTTTTGCTCTCCTCTTGCGTATAGCCTAAGTCGATTAAAGTTTTCCCATTGGCTATAATATCTACTACCAACGCCATCTCTTCTAAACCATTCATATTGAATAGCCTGTCCTATTTGTAAACCAAACTCAACAGTTGCTTTTTCTGCATCAGAAACAAACTGACTCGGGAATCCTGTGGACGTTATATCTATCTTAATATCTTTCATTTATAAAATTTTGCTTAAAGTTCCTGTGTTAGTGTATGTTGCAAAGTTAATGCTTATTTTTGACTCTTTTTTGGTAGGTAAATAAAGGTGTTTTTGATTAGCCATA